GGCGCAGCTCGACGCGCTGATCGCCGCCCAGTCGCGCACCCGCGCCGAGTTCGCCCAGGCCGCGGTGCTGGCCGCGACCAGCCAGGTCGCGGCGATGAGCGAGAGCGGCTGGTACAGCGACCAGGCGGTCGCGCAGCTCGCGGCGTGGATCGCGCGGCAGGTCGCCGCGGCGCAGAAGCAGACCGCGGCGGTCACCGACGCCTACCTGGCGCGGCTGACCGGCCTGATGCTCGGCCGGCGCGTCGCCCCGGTCGGCGTCATCGACGTCGCGGCGCTGCGCGGCGTGCCGGGCGCGCTGGTCTACCAGCGCCTGGGCGAGCAGTACCGCTACCAGCGCTCCCTCGGGCGCGATCACGCCGACGCCCTGGCAGGCACCGGCCAGCGCGCCGAGGTGATGGCGGACACCGACGCCACCCTGGCGATGCGCGCCCAATCGCAACGGTTCATGACTCGCCGCGCCATCAGCCGCTACCGGCGCGTCATCCGCCCGGAGGCCTCGGCCGGGGGCACCTGCGGGCTGTGCATCGCCGCGGCCGACCGCATCTACCGCAAAGCGGACCTGCTGCCGATCCACGACCGCTGCCACTGCGAGACCGCCCCGATCATCGGCGCCCACGACCCCGGCTACAGCCTGAACTCCGCGGACCTGGACGCCCTGTACGGCGCCGCCGGGTCCACCAGGCGCCAGGACCTGGCCAAAGTCCGCATCCAGGTGCATCACCACGGCGAGCTCGGCCCGGTCCTGGCCGTCCACGGCCACGCGTTCCGCGGTCCAGCCGACCTGCCGACAGCTGCCTGAACGCAGCCCACAGATTTCCCGGCGACGGCCGGGACGCCCGCCAGGGGCACCAACCACCCACCCGACAGGGGACATCCGCATGACCTACCCGCCCCAACCGCCGCCCGTTCCGGCGACGCCTCCAGCTCCAGCTCCGGTCCCAGCGCTGCAGCCGCCCGCGCCGGCGGCGGAGCTCGGTTTCCCCCCCGACACGCCGGTCACCGGGATGACGCCGGAGCAAGCGGCCGCCTACCACCAGCACTATTCCCGTCAGCACGAGATCCGGGAGAAGGAGGAGCGGGCTGCGAAGCTACACGCGGAGGCCGAGCGGGAACAGCTGGCGCAGGAGCTCGCGGCGCTCAAGGCCGCTACCCAGACCGACCAGGAGAAAGCCCTCGAGGCCGCCAGGGCCGAGGGCCGAACCCAAGCGCTGCGCGAGGCGAGCAAACAGCTCGTCGACGCGCACTTCGCGGCTGCCACGGCCACCCGCATGACCGACGAGCAGCGCACCGCCCTGCTCAACGGCCTGGACCGTAGCCAGTTCATGGCCGCCGACGGCATCAGCGTGGACACCGCCAAGGTCACCGCGTTCGTCGACGCCGTCGCCCCGGCCGCCACGGCCACACCCCCCGGTACGCAGCCCGCCACGGGCGCGCGCCTGGACCTGGGACAGGGGCGCCACGCCCCGGCCGCGCGGCCCTCCGGCATGGAAGCCGGACGCGAGATCGCGCGCCAGCGCTACGGCCGCCCAGCGGCGCCGGGCGCCACCGCCCAGCCCTGACCGCGCCGCGGCCCAGGGCACGCATCCTTACAGGAGAGCGCACATGGATATCGCCGTCCACACGGCCGCCTACGCGATCGAGGACCGCAGCTGGCTCGGCTCGGCCTTCGGCACGCAGGCGACCCGCAGCATCACCCTGGACCTGTCGCTGTTCAGCTCGACCGCCGACTACCCGGCCGGATACCTGCCCTCCGGGATGGTCCTGGGCCAGGTCGCCGCGACCGGGCTGTGGGGGCCGTACTCCGGCACCACCGACGAGGTCCAGACCGTCACGATCACCGGCGGCCCGACCGGGGGCACCTACACCCTGACCTACTCCGGCCAGACCACCGCCGCGATCGCGTACAACGCCACCGCCGCCGCGGTGCAGAGCGCCCTGGCGGCCCTGTCGAACATCGGCGCCGGCAACGTCACCGTGACCGGCGCGAACGGCGGCCCCTACACCGTCGCGTTCGTCGGCACCCTCGCCAACACCGACGTCGCGCAGATGACCCACACCGATTCGCTGACCGGCGGCAGCTCTCCGGCCGTGGCGATCGCCACGACCACGGCGGGCGGCGCGGACGCGAGCAGCGACGGGCGGCAGGTCGCCAAGGGCGTGCTGTTCTCGACCATCGACGTCTCCAGCGGCTCGGCGAAGTTCGGCGCGCCGCTGCTGGAGTGGGGCGCGATCGTCGAGGCCAAGCTGCCCGCCCAGTCCCACATCGACCCCAACGCCAAGACCGACCTCGCCGGTCGGTTCACCTTCCGGTAACAGGAGCCCACAGACATGGCGATCATCGCTGATCTGATCCCGCCGGCGGTCCTGACCGGATTCGTGCGCGAACTGCCCGGGCCCGCCACCTACACCCTCAACCAAGTGCTGCCCGACCGGCAGATCGGGGACATCGAGGCCGCGATCGACGTCGTGCTGCGCACCAACCGCGCCGCGACCTTCCGCGCCTACGACGCCGAGACCCCGATCGGCAAGCGCGATGCATTCCAGCGCTCGCGCGTGCAGCTGCCGCCGCTGGGCCAGAAAACGGTCATGGGCGAGCAGGAGCGGCTGCTGCTGCAGCAGCTGCAAACGGGGGGGTTCAACGACGCACCCCTCGTCGAGATGATCTACGACGAGGCGGCCACCAACACCCGCGCGGTCATGGCCCGCATGGAGGTCGCCCGCGGCGACGCGCTGGTGGACGGCAAGGTGACCATCAACGAGAACGGCCTGGCGCTGGAGGCGGACTTCGGCGTCGACCCCAGCCACCTGGTCACCGCCGCGGTCCTGTGGTCCGACACCGCGCACGCCAGCCCCCTGGACGACCTGCGCGCCTGGGTCAACCAGTACATCGACGACGTCGGCGAGCCGCCCGGCTACCTGCGGGTGAGCCGGCAGGTGCTGACCTACCTGCTGCAGAGCGCGGAGATCCGCGGGCTGCTGGCCACCGCCATCGGCACCCCCGCGCTGGTCTCCCCCGCGCAGCTGCAGCAGGTCCTGGACCAGTACGACCTGCCGCAGATCGTGCAGTACAACACCCGCATCGACGTGAACGGCACCACCGTGCGCCCGGTGCCGACCACCGTCGCGATCCTGACCCCGGCCACCCCCTCCGACCTGGGCTACACCGCCTGGGGTGTGACGGCCGAGGCCCTGGAGCTGGCGGCGTCCACCGACCCGCAGCTGAACGTGCGCATCGAGGACGCCCCGGGCATCGTGGCGATGACGATCCGCGAGGGCGACCCGCTGCGCACCTGGACCAAGGTCGCCGCGGTCGGCATGCCGATCATCACCGACCCGCGCCGCCTGTGGGTCGGGACGGTCGCCTGATGCCCGGCCGGCTGCGCTCCCACGTGCACGTGAACGACGATTCCGGGCGCACCCACGTGTTCGGGCCCGGCGACCAGGTCCCCGACTGGGCCGCGCAGAAGATCACCAACCCGAAAGCGTGGGCGCAGGCTCCGTACGCCGATCCGGGCGGGCAGGACGAGACCGCGGCCGGGCAGGGCCAGTCCCCGGGCGACCAGACCGGTCGCCCGGCCGCGTCCGCGTCCAAGGACGTGTGGGCCGCCTACGCCTCGGTGCTCGGCGTCCAGATCCCGCCCGGCGCGACCAAGGCCGAGATCACGGCCGCCGTCGAGGCGGCCGAGGCCGACCAGTAGGAGGCGGCCGTGGCCGATCCGTTCGCGACCGCCGACGACGTCGAGGACCTGCGCCCGCTCGATGCGGACGAGCGGGACCGCGCCGCCGTGCTGCTGCGCTACGCCAGCGCGCAGATCCGCCGACAGCTGCCGGACATCGACGCCCGGATCGCCGCCGGGCAGCTGGACGCGGACCTGGCCCGGTACGTCACGGTCCAGATGGTCGTCAGGGTGCTGCGCAACCCCGACGGCGTCCTGCAGGAGACCGTGGGGCCCTCGTCCATCAGCTACGACCGCACCCAGTCCACCGGGCAGCTCGCCCTGGCGCCGGACGAGCTGGCGATGCTCACCCCGGCGCCGACCGGCATCGGCATCGGCACCGCGCGCCTGGGCGCCGGGCTGGGCGGCGGCCCGGGCGGCATCGTCGGCGACCGCCAGGCCTACCAGCTGCCCCGGCCCCGAACGTGGGGCGGCTATGGCCCGCGGTGAGAGCGTCACGGTGAGGGTCCGCACGCCGGTCGGCCGCGGCGCCAAGGGCGAAACGCTGTTCGACGACGAGGACACCGTGGTCGACGGCGTCGTGGTCTGGCCGACCGGCAGCACCGAGGACGTCCAGGGCCGCGACACCGTCGTCGCGGGCCTCGCCGCCCTGGTGCCCCCCTCGGCTCCCGTCGAGGTCACCGCGATCAGCCGGATGCTCGTGCGCGGCGCCTGGTACGAGGTCACCGGAACCCCCGACGACTGGCAAAGCCCGTTCACCCGCCGGCGCCCAGGCCTGCAGGTGCGCCTGACCCGCGTCACCGGATAAGGAGCCTGTCATGGCGACGGCGAAGTTCACGCTGGACAAGAAGGGCGTCGGGCTGCTGCTCAAATCCGACGGCATGAGGGCCGCGATGCGCGAGCGCGCCGAGCGGATCGCCGCGCGGGCCCGGGCGATCGCGCCGGTCGGCGACGCGGCCAGCGACCCGCACCCGGGCGAGTACCGCGACTCGATCACGGTCGCGGACACCACCACGGGGGGCGCGCGGGGCGACCGCGCCGCCGCGTCGGCCACCGCGGCCGCGCCGCACGCGCGGCTGGTGGAGTACCAGCCGGACCGCAACGGGCAGGCGCACCACACGATGTACCGGGCCGCGGTCGA